CAAACTCCTTTGGAAAAAAGTACGAGGTTCCTCTCAGTTCAAGAAAGAAGGACCAACAGGTCCGAGAGCTTTTAGCTTTCGACCAGTGTTCTTTTAGCTTGCGAGATGTCCCGAATCTCTCGGAACATGCTTCCAAAGTAGCCATCCGGGCGCGTCGGCTTTTAGCCGATGTGCTCCCACCGATGACGGATCGTGCTTGGTCCCATGGGCTTGCTCATGGCACCGGTGCTGTTTCGATTCGGAAAGAACCGCATGAAAAATATACTGCATTCCCTGGACTACCACCTACTCTGGAAAAGCTTTTTGCAAGCTCTTCCCACCTTCATGAAATTAATCGCTGGTTTGAATTTTCTAAATCAAGCGATTTGTCAGCTTTGGAACGCTATTCCTTCGAAAACGGAGGAGTAAGCCGACTAGAGATGGTGCCAAAAGATTCGAAAAAACTACGTACAATTTGCTGTGAACCTGTCGAAAGAATGATAGGTCAGCAAGGACTACGAAGATTTTTATACGAATGGGTAGAATCTAATCCGTTAACCAGGGGTTTCGTAAACTTCACGAACCAGGATATAAATCGTAAGTTGGCGCTTAATGCGTCAGCTTGCGGTTTTCACGCTACGCTGGATTTATCATCAGCGTCAGACAGCGTTACCCGTGGTCACATTGAAATGTTGTGGCCCTCCTGGATTAGCAGTTGCTTCGATACCGTGCGGTCGCGTTTTATGATGGCGACAGTCAGACAATTTGAGGGTGAGAAAAGCGTCGCGAAGGTTGATGTCGTCATTGAACCTAACATGTTTGCCCCAATGGGAAGTGCTATATGCTTTCCCGTAGAAGCCCTAACTTTTTGGGCTTTATGCAAGGCATGCATCGAAGAAGTAAATGTAAGCAGCCCTGAACCTGGTGTCCCTTCGGACGTCTGGGTTTATGGGGACGACATAATCCTTCCGAGCGTGTTATTTGAATCCATAAGCTCCATGCTAAAGGAGTTTAAAATAAAAGTGAACCTGAAGAAATCATTCGGCACTGGGCCATTCAGGGAATCTTGCGGGTGCGACGCCCTTTACGGGGTCGACGTCTCGCCAGTAACACGCTTAAGTACGCGCATCCCTTTCACTCGC